AACGTTACCCGAAACTTTATAAGCTACATCGTTAACTTGCAGTGAAGCGTTAATGTCGCTTGTGTTGAATATTAGTTTGTGATATGTTGGCATAATTAATCGTCTAATCCTGTAGTTACAAATTTATCTAAATCTAAATATATTGTTTGATTTGAGCTAGGCTGCGAGTTGACTAGTATAGAACCTTCTAGCGTAAAACTAGTAACGTGTATATAATTTTTGTCTATATGCCCAAACGTTAACTTTTCCCCACCTTTAAATGTTTGAGCAACATCGGCAACAAACGATCCAGCCGCAGCAGATGCAGTTACATCTTGTACAATACCTGGCTTTGCGTTTAACCCGCTAAACGTCGTTGGCTCAGTAAAGCCTGAACCCGTATCGTAGTTGTCTTGCCCGTTTATACCGTAAGTTCCGTTAACTGTAATAGTCGTGCTGTTGTTAACCGCACCTCTCACCGTTGTTGTAGGTACAACAAGATTATCTGGCTTTATGTTAGGCACAATGCTAGCTCCTATAGCTTTAGATATATTAGTAAGACCATAGCCGTTAAAAGTAAGCGTAGCACCATCACTGCCGTTGCACGCTTTGTCTAAGAACAAAGTTTTTGTTGTAAGGTCTATTTTTGTAACTACAGGTTTAAACCCACTAAAACCAGACAAGCCTGAAGTTATAGACATGCCAGGAAAAAGGCCATCTGTAGAGTCTACTACTACAGAGCTGCTAGCGCTTATGGCCCCGTCAATAGTGTCTGTAGTAACAAAATACCAAGCAGAGTCTGTTATGTTGTTAAGAATAGTTGTTGTGTCAAGGTCAAATCCAGCTCCAAAACCATCATCTACATTTGACGTGACACTAACTATAGTCCAGCTAATAGGAGTGTTTGACGGTGCAGCTGTTGGACTGTTTGTAATAACTAAATCACTAGGAAGCGTATTATAAAAACCACTAGCCGTAGTAGCTAAAGATAAAGTCAAAGCAGTGTCGCCTAGCTGTTTTAATCTTTTGTTAACAGGCTTGCCTCTTTTCATTTCAGTGCCATTTGTAGGATCTGCTACTAATAAGATGTCGTAAGAAGCTCCTGCTGCTGATGGAAACACGATAGATCCTTCGAACGATTCTCCAGCTAACGTACCTTTGAGCATTTTTTCTGGCCCATGACCTGAAGAAAATAATTTTGTAGTGAAATTATAATAATCTCCAGTAGAATTACTAACAATAAGAAAAAACTTAGCCCCAGGCTCACCTGTAACGCTAAATGTTTTTACGCCGCCAGTTTGTGGAAGCTCTACTAAATTTATAGATATGTTGTTTATTTTTATCATACGTCTATTTCTTCTGATTCTTCAACAAGAAGTATAGGGTCTTGATATAGTTGACCTATTCCTTGAAAGTTAAAGCTTGATACGCTTGGCGCTCCTGCTCCTCTTATATAGTTAAACCACTTGTCTTCTTTATCGACAAACTCTTTTACAGAACCTTCTTCAATGTTTGTTTTTATATACTCAACTAGCCAACCATTTTTACCACTTAAATTATAAAGCTCAGCGTCGTAGCCTAAAGAATCTTGCTGAAGCACTCTAGCCTGACTACCTTCGTAGTTTAATGTCTTAAAGTTTTTTACAAGATCTGGCTGGTCGTTAAGTAAAGTTGTTATAGTAGACTCTTTAAAACCTTCGCCATAAAAATCGTTTACGTTAGAGTTTTCGTGATAGTGTTGGTACGCTTTTCCGTGTTTAAATGTAAAATATTTTCTTGAAACACTAACGCCGTCTTCAGGATTAAAAGACTTAAAGCTAACCCAGCCTTTTACATCTTCGCTATACGATACTGTAGGCTTTGATGTGTTGTAGCTTTCGGCAACCTTAGTCATTGTTATGTTGTCTAAGCTGTAGCTATTTAATGGTTGTGAAGTTATAAACACTAAAGACCCTATTAGCATGCCAGGCTGATAATACTCTGATTGCTCTACTGTTCTTATAACAGTGCCTGACGTTGGGCTTGTGCCGCTACCAATTACAAAGCCAATACCTGGCTTGCTAAAGTAGTAAATATCAAACTGGCCTTTAACGTGATCTACGTCAACTGATATTTCGTATGATTCGCCTTCGTTAATTTCTTGACTTATAGCTTGACTAACTTGAATACCTTCTGGAGCATCACTAAATACTATTTGCTCTTGTTGAAATAAATATTCGGTCGTTGGCTGCACTGGATTAGACTCAGAAGATTCTTCATTGTAGCTAGTAAATATCCAAGAATCAGTGTTTCCACCGCTTACTATTTCAGAGTCGTCTTGTATGCTAACTAAAGTTATTTTACCAGAAAATCCTGTGTCTGCATTAGGTATTATAGTTATTTGATCGCTAGGGTGCTCCAAAGTGTCAGTTGCAGCTAAATCTAAACTAAAAGTAACGTCAGACCCAACTGGTTGCGATTGCACTGATATTACATTTGGATCAAAGTTAAAGTTTATGCTATACGTACCGTTGTTAACGTTAGCTGTGTTAATGTTTGTTATACTTAAAACCCTATGCTGACCATCACTCCACTCATCTGTTACTACGTGCAAGTCTAAAGAGCCTTGTATAGTGCCTGTGCTAGGGTTGTTGTTTATTTCAAAAGAAAGCGTATAACCTTGAGCCGTGCTCTGCAGAAGACTTCCTTGTAAATCTTGAGTAAGAGTATTTAAACTTGCATTAGTATCGTTAAATAAATCCCATACCCAGCCACCGTTATCATAATATGATACTTGCTCGTCGAGCGCTGTTGTCAAGTTGTTTGTAGTGTTAACAACCCAAGCGTCAGAAAAATCACCTCCAGATCCAACCTCAGAGATATTTATAAGAGTAGCGTCTGTTATTATTATTTCAGTGCTATTGAAGCTTTGAAGTCTTATTCTGTCTACGCCGCCAGTTCTCTCTGAGCTTGCTTGAAACACGACTCTAAGAACTTCTCTTTCTTCACCATACTCTGTCGCTGTGGTAGGCATAAAAATAAGTCTACCGTTGGTAGTGCCTGAAGCTTGAATTTGTCCAAAGTAGCCAGCAGGATAGTTGTCTTGGCCTACAGAACTAACGAGGTTAGCAGTGGCACTGTCTGGCGTTATAGTGTTTTCATGCGTCGCACCATGAGCCGCTTGAGCTATATTAAAGTCAACAGCATAAGTTAACCCTAATGTCCCGCCATTGACTTTGTGGTAAAGTGGGTAGCCGCTACTTAAAACCGTATTGTCTACATCGTAGCCTAAATCAAGCATATACCATTGCCCGTGCTCTAGGATGTCTACTTGGTTTTGTTCAACATAAGAAGACGCCCCTGTTCCAACAGTATCAGCAAACTCAAAGTAATTGTCTACGTCTGTTATTACTCGCTGAGTAACGTTAGGCTGATGGTTTCCAAGAGGAACAGAGTTATATGTGTTTATAGAATCACCTAAAGCCGCATCAGCAGCGCCGTATGTTGTAATATTATTTGTTACAGTGTCGTTAGGCAAAAAGTATGTTAACGTGTTGCCGTTACTGTCAACAGGTGATTGAGCTTGGATAGCTGGATTTTCTGGACCATAAGCGTCTAGCAAACCTTTAGTTAAATCTACAGGAAGACCGCTAGCAAAACCAGCCCAATCACTAGGCGCTACATACTCTACAGCTGCGAAAGGAGGTATGGCTACCGCTGGAAAAGCTTCGTCAATAGTTTGCATTTCCTCTATTTGTTCTTGAATAATCGTTGTTGTTCCATAGTTAATGGTGTCTATAAGATTAGCGTTAACGCCGTCGGCATTAGCAAGCGTACCGTATGTTGTAATATTATCTAGAGTTTGCGCGTATACTTGAAGATCTAATTCAGAATAGCCATATTGAGCTACGTTTTGCTGCACGACCGGCGGAACATAAGTTTGACCTACATCTTCTAGTTGAGAAACTCTTTGTATGGCAAAACCATCTATTAAAAGGTTGTGAGAGTGGGAGTACCCGTAGCCAATGTAATCGTTTCCGAAGCTAGGTGGATTGCTACTTTGACTAACTGTAACTTGAAGGTTTTGTATTGCTACATCTGTAGTAGCGGTAAATCCTGAGCTTTTGTATATTCTATATTTAAGAAGGTGTGATCTGCTTTCTGTGTACCACACGCTAGGTGGAGTACCTCCTGTGCTAACATAATCCATGCCGTATAAATTAGACGCGCTTGTAGCAAGACCTTCAATTCCAGCTGTACTTGGATAGGTAGAGTTGTAAGAGTTTACACTTGTGTAATTAGCGGTAACACCAGGAACGGTAAAGGTATACTCACAGTCGACGCTGTTAAGCGCGCCACCAAAGTTATGCTGAAAGCTTTCGTTTCTTTTAAATTCGCCAGCTTCTAACTGATGCCAAACGCTACTATTTAAGTTTTCGTTTGTTGCGGCAAAGTTATCCGAGTCACTTAAAGACACGTTACTCAACCAAGGATTGTTAGTGTTTGATCCACCAGCTCCAGTCCAAGATGACTGAAGAGCAGTAACATAACTATCGCCTGGCACACTTTTAAATCCATCAGCATTTCCACCTAAACCGTCAGTTAAAGATATAGTAACATTCATGTCGCCAGGGCAGTTTTCTTGATCGCAACCAGCTCCGTTCCAAGGAGTAGACGCCCAGGTCATCGCCCATCTAACTTGATAGTTTATTCTAATCCATATTTCTTCTCCATGAAAAACAGTAAAGTCTGTAGCTTCTGGATATGCAGCGCTAACGTTATTACTTAACGTTTGAGTACTCCAAGACCCATCTTGAGGTTGTCCTGGAAAAGTAAAAGAATTACCAGGCCCTAAAACAACGGCTGAACTTGGCGCAGATCCAAGACTTTGACTGCTAGGTGTAGCCATTGAGCTTGTCACGCTAGAGCCGCTAAAGCCAGCTAAAAAGTTTTCTGTGCTACCAGCACTTGATGTAAATCCAGTATCACTTCCTATGATGTTATCAAATTCAGCGTACTCAGTTCTAAGCATGTACCCACTACCACTGTAGTCTGGAAATATAGCGTCTTGTGCTTCTTGAGTAGTTACATCTGCATAACCTGTTATCACATTGTTACCATCTGCGTTAGCGTTAACTAATATAGGCCCATAGTTAGGTACGGTGTCATCGACTTCTATTTGTGGTTGTGTTACAACTAATTGTTCTGAAAAAGCGGTTATACCACCAGCTTCAATGCCTGGAAAATATGTTATTTTTACACCAGCTTCAAGATTAGGATTTAACACCGGCACATTAGCACCACCATCTAAATATATTTGATTAATATCAGTTGGTACAAAGTTAGCGCCAGTATCTAAGTTAGGGTTTTGTAAAACTTGACTAGTAAACTGCGATATATTAAGCTCTGCACCTTCAGAAAGATATGAGTTTTTTAATATGTTGTTGTATACAAACTCTTTAAATGTTACATTGTATTGCCTCTTGTATTCATCGTACGTACCTAGCACTACACCTGCTTTTGGAAGCTCGTCTCTAAAATAGTCGTGCATTCCAGCGTCTGATATTGGAGTTAGCCCGTCCATAGATAACCTAAGCACAGCACCTCTCTGCTTGTCTGTGAAATAGGCTCTGTATGACTCTGAAGAAAAAGATTCTGGATTTTTTGATATACCATAATCTCCAACAAAAGGTGTAGCTTGTCCAAGAACGTTTGTTGTAGCTACAAGCTGAGGATTACCGTCGGCGTTAAATACAGCGTCTTTATTAGCTAGTATTTTTACAACTCTATCTTCACAAAAAGCTATTAAATCTGATGTTCTTGAAAACAGCTTTTGTATACTACCGTAGGTAGGGTTTAAGTCTTTAGTTATTTTTTCTGCTTGTATAAACTGATTTAAGTTGTTTAAGCCAGAGCTAGCGTTGTACAAGCCAGAGTATATCAAGCCGTACTTACGATGCTCTTCTGAATAAGGTTCGTCTAAAGTGGTAGAAGCTTTAGCTCCGTTTTTAATAAAGCTAGCGTTAAAGTCATCTTCAACTCTGTTAGATTCTACACCATCACCAAAACTAAAACAGTTTGACCAGCCTAATCCAGTTTCTTCACTGATGTCAACTACTCTATTTGCTATAAATTGCCTTTTTAAAGTTACGCCTTGATTAGTTGTTATTTCGCCAGCGGTTGTGTCTGTTACTGGAGGACCTAGTCTACACGTGGTAAAACTTCCATCAGGTCTATAAAATCTAACTCTAGCATCAACATAGTTTATTGCTACATCGTTTTTGTTAAACTTATTAAAACCTCTAGCGTTTGTTCCTAATCCGTTTTCTGTTTGCACTTCAAACACTAAGCTACCGTCGTCATACTCAAACCATCTTGTTAAGTGTATTATGTCTGTTAGTATGCCTTGGCCTCTTCTTGCTTGAGGTAAATCTAAAAACTCTACTCTACATCCTACAGGAGCAAATTGACTTGCGTTATCTAACGTTAAGTACGTAGGTATTGCTTGGCTTGCTTCGTAAAATATATTCAAGTCTAAAGATTCTTTAGGCTCTGTCTCAAAAATAGCTGATGCCTCTCTTGTAAACATAGACGCGGCGTGAGCTTTTTCGTCTAAAAACTGTATTTTATTAGCGTAAGTGTTGAGGTCTGCGTTAGGGTGTGACCCGCCTACTATAGGGCTGTTTGATCCAGTGTTAGCTGGGTTTTTATCTAATCTTAACACATACACTGTTCTTCTGTTACTAGCTTGACCAAACTCTTTTATTTTATTAATAAGAGTTGTGTCTTCGCCGTCAACTGTATTTGTTAGTTTAGCTTTAGCCCAAGCAACAGCAGCCTCTTCAACACTATCTCCACCTCTTACTGGAACTCCACTTTCATTATAAGACCATTTAGCCTTCCATGGAGTGTGGTTGTAAACGTGTTTAACAGAAACATCTAGTATCGTATACAAAGAATCTTCAAGAGGAGAGTTATCGTTTTTAAATACAAACTTCTTTCCTGTAGTTAGATTGTTTATAAACTTCTCTAAATCTCTATCTACTTCGCTGGAGCTACCAAACGACCATCGACCAGTAGAATAAGTTGGGTCCCACTGTCTTTCATGGTACTCTCTATATTTTAAATCGTAACCTTTACCAACGCCAGGCCCAGGCGCGTCACCAGCAGGATCATCGCCAAGGTAGTTACTTTCAAACTCTACAAACTTAACGGGATTATTATCAAGATCGTCACCAAGAGAACCGCCAAACTCATCTGTAAATGCGCCGCCTCCCCATATACCTTTTAACAACGCGGCTATACTGTTTTCGCCAGTAACGTCTACGTTATCTAAGTTACTTGCTCCGTCAAAGGTGCCGTCATGTAAATTTTTACCTGGAGCAAAAAAGGAAAGATGCATAAAATGGCCTCCAACTTCTTCACCATAAGTTTTATTTGTAGATGTAGACTCGTATATATCGTCTTTCCAAACATAGTGGCCGTCTATGTAATCTGAATCTGTAGTTATTATTCCAGGAATAAAGTTTCTTATTCTATTATTCCACTGAGGATTTCCTATTTTAGAAAACGACCAAGTAGTGTTTTCATCTAAGTTCCAAGGGTAAATATCTTCATCAGAGTCAAACTCGCTATTCCACTCTGGCTTACTGTATATAACGTCATTAGCGGTTATTCCTTGGCCAGCTTCTTTAGCGTAGCTGTTAGAGGAAACATTAGCAGCAGCCATGTACATGTTATCTATGAAAAACCTTTTACCATATCCAGCTGTAAGCAACGCTTCCCACTCTTCAGACGTGTTTGTTATGCCGTCGATAGCATTTAAGTCACTAGGAGCTTGTGATGGCTCTGTTGCTATGGTAGGAGCGTTTAAAAGAGTTTCATTTTCAAATGTTCCAGCAGCATCGTCGTACCACCAGCCAAAGCCAGTAGAGGCAGATATAAATTTGCTTTTAGACAAAGAAGTGTTTAAACTTAGTATTTTTTCTTTTATTATATCGTCAGAAGTTATCTTAACAAAAAACTTTCCAGCAAACTCTTCGCCGTCTAGCTTTTCTTTTCTAAACACGCTAAAAACTAAAGTAGGGTTTAGCGTAGGTCCATCTATAATTCCATCATCTCCGTTTTCAGAGTCGTCAGGATTACTAGCTAGTATAGCGTCATCATAGGATATTTTTTCAACTAGCTTCAATCTAAACGCGGATCCTACTTCAACTGAAGCAACCTTGTATCTTTTAGAGTGAGTTTCAAATCCACCTGCTTCTTCTCTTTTCCAAGCTATATATATGTTGTCTACATCTTCTTTGTTAGTAACGCCAGACGAAACGTTCTCATTAGAGCCCATACCTCTTATTACAGGGTAGCCAAGCCCGAACCACGTACTTTTGTCTATTTCGACAACATCTACTTCTTTGTCTACTCTATAGCTTTCGTTTTGAAATAAACCAGAATCTGGTATTGCCACGCCAGCGTCGTCCGTTTGAGGTGTTAAAGCCGTGCCGTTTGTGTTTGGAGCTTCACCTAAAGGAAGATAGATGTTAGCTATTGATTCTGGCGGCTCTGCAGATATGTCTATTACTTTGTACCTACTTTTTTGTTCTACAGGTATTATATTAGACGAGTCTACTCTTTTTAAAACTAAATAGTCTTGTTCTGTTATTTTGTTTACTTCTGAAGAAGGGAACGACAACCAAACATGATCTTCTTTGTTGTCAAACTCAGAGCTTAGCGAAGGTATATACAACTTGTCCATTAGTAAGTTGTAGTACTCACCTGAAGTTTCTTTTACATAAAACTTAAAATATGAAGCCCAATCTGGCGCAGAAGTTTGTATAGACCCAGTTAAAGCTAAAGGAATATAGTAATTAGGCGTCTTGTATCTTTGGTTTAGCCAAGGAATTTTAACAGAGCTTTCGCTAGAAGAAAACACCGGCGTTTCTCTACCTTTATCATCTCCCCATACTACTCCTAACTGATAATCTCTTAAAGACTTTACAGTTTCAACTCCTCCTTCTAAAAAACTAGTTTCTCTAGTGTTTCTTTTTTCATAGTTTGCGTTTAGCTCAAAAGCTCCGTCAACATTGTAGCCTTGTTTGTAGTTTGCATATACGACTCTATTTCCAGTTATCTCCTGAGCTTTAGCAGATTTTGGTACGTTGTCCCAAGGTCTTAGCGCTTGGTTTTCTGGCAAAGCAGCATATATGTTCTCTGTAGTTATTAAATATCTACCTTTATTTTTTTCTTGTAAGTTGCCTTTGTATATATCATCTACGCCTTGATAAGACCCTTCGGCGTTAAACTCTTTATCTTTTGTTTTTACATTGGCAACAGAGTATACTACGTTTGAGTTTTCGCTCTTGTAAAGCAAGTCTACTTGAACAACATCTTTAGGTATGTCAAACGGCACAAAGTCCATTAACTCTATAGAGTCTATAGAATTAGACATCGATACGTTTCTACTCTCTTTTTTTGAGTAATAATTTTTACTATTAATATCGTCTTTGTGCTTAGCGCTAAAAACCACACTAGTAAAAGGGCCAAATGCAGAATATTCGCCGTCAATGTACTTATATCGATAACAAAATCTAGGTAAGACTTTCTCAAATATACCTCTTTCTTTACTGTCTTTATTATCGTTTATTTTTACGACAGGCGCAGACTTAGGTCTATCTTTTATTACTGTAATATACTTTTCTGTTACAAGCTCGTCTGTAGCTACGCCGTCAACTACTAACTTCGTGTGTTCTGCTATAGGTGATTGACTTTGGTTTGTTCCAAGTTTGCTTAGCCTAACGTTTATTTTTTTTGGCTCGCCAATACCGTCTGTCCAAAGCAAAAAGTCATCAATTATATTAATTCCAGTTATATACGTGTTAGGAAACTTTAGAGCTGCTTTTGAATTCTTTTTATTAGGATCAACAAACACCAAAGAAGAAATTTGCTCTAAGTCGTTCCACTCTAGTATTACGTCAGTGTCTGTAGAAGACGCTAGCCAATAAAACCTATTATTTTTTTCGTCAGAAATAGATCCTATGCAAGTAAAATCATTACTTGTCAACGCTCCACTAACTACTGTATTACCTAAAATACTTTGAACAGTACCTACGTTAGCTCCTTCAGATGTAGAGACTTCAATGTTTAACGCCTCTCTATATTCACCTTTAGAAACTAATCTTTCATCAAGGTCTTTGTTCATCTTACCTTTTAGAAATGTGTTTTTAATTTCAGCCATGTACTAGTGTTTTATTTGCTTAGACTTTCCTCTAAGTATTTGAATCAGCTCTTTAGGCTTTAAATTAGAAAGCCTTAATTTAGCTTGTCTTGTTGACGCAAACTTTTCTTTTTTAGCTCGCTGAACTATGTACTCCGGAACGTTAAGCTTGCTAGCTAACACTCCATAAGTTATCCATTTGTACATAGCGTCTTCAGCAAACTTATGAACTTGCATTTCGCCGTCAGTGCCAAGACTATCACTTATATAGTCTAATATCACAGTTTTTCCAGCAATGTTAGAGCTAAAATTAATTTTTCCTAACCTTTGGTCAATATAATAAGAACCATTTATTTGAGCTCTTGTTGGCTCAAGACCATATCTTTCACCCTGCTGAGGCCAGTATGTATCATCTTCATAATCCTCAGTTTGATTTTCGTGAGGTGTGTTAGCTTTGTAGTTAGCCCAAGTAGAAGACTCGAAGGCGTTTGGTGAACTTAACTTTCCTATAGGTAGAGCGGTAGCTATAGATATTCCAGAAACCTCTGAAAACACTTTTAACTGGTCGCTAATTACGTTTGTGTTATTTTCTGTCCAAGGCGCTATGCATATTATCGTTAAGTAAACATCGCCAGTCACGTTTGTTACATCTAGCTCGGTTTCTGTTATTTTTTCTCCTGTTTCTCCATTTGACCATTCTAAATAACCTATATCGTAATAGTCTGCGTTTTTGTTCGTAGTGGCAGATCCAGGTGCGCGGTCGTCGTGTCTTAGATTTCGAGACGGTTGCTCTGTACTTAATCCAACTCTAATGGTTGTGCCTGGCGTGTTAAAAGTACCTGTAGTAGCGCCCGCGGGATAACCTTCAGTAGCGTTACTAATAATCTCTTGTGTAGAAGCGGCGACCGTAGTGGCTGTAGCTGTTAAATCAATTAAAGTAAAATCAGTAACATTTATTATTTTATAGCAATAGGTGACAAAAGATCCAAAGCCTAAATATCTCGTAGGATGTTGTTCTATAATTAACTTGTCATTGTTGTTGGCCTCTGCCTCTGTAAAGTCATTTACACCAACATTCCGTCCTAACTGTCCAAAACCACTGCTTACCCAGGTGTTTTTTTTGTTTAACTTAAACTCACTTGAAGTGTCGATATTGTAGTCGTAGCTTCCATCAGCATCTTGAGAAATTTCAAACGGATTAGAAGTATCACTAGTAGGGTATAGAGGATGTTTAACACCAGCAGAATCGACCCAGCTGATCTGAGTATAGTTGACATAGTCTTTTGGCAGCATCATTGTCAAGCTAGGCGGCACGTCTATTTGCTGTGCTTTAACCGATCTAAGCGTGTCAAAAGAAAGCTCAGCTAAAGCTCTATACGCATGAAACTGAACGTCAGTTCTACTAACATTATTTATAATTTTTTCATCACCAACGTACACCACCATAAATTGGCTGATAATGTCGTCTAAAGAAACAAACTGATAACCACCTAAGTCACCAGCTTCGTAATAGTCAAAATCTGTGTTGTTTATGTAGCCCATCTATTTATCTTTTTTGTTGTAAAACTGTATTCTGATCAGCTTGCCCAGCAACCTGAACTAAGCTAAAGTCTTTTATAGAAACACCAGCCATTTGAAGTATTTTTAAAACTAAGTCTCTTTCTTCTGACTTGTCTAGTCCAAAATGCCTTGTTGAGTTGTTTGAGTTGTATATAGCTTTATCGTTAACAACCATATACGTCCAGTTAGGATCTTGAGGCTTTTTGTAATAAGAAAAATTTACAGTACCAACCTCATTGCCATACGAACCTAACGTTGACGGGTTAGGCTTTATAAATATTGTGTTTTGAAGTTGATAATAATTAGGCCTAGAGCTAGTGGGTTGAGTTAAATAACCACTAGCGCTTATTTTATTAGACTCATCTCTAGTTATTTTTTCTACGTACACGAAACTATTAGACGTGGTAATGTCTACTGAAGAAGCCTTATAACAGTCGCTTGGTAAACCATAACCGCTGCCTTGAGGCGATAGAGGTGCGTGATAAATAAATCTAGATAACTTTTCTTCTATAATTTCTATAGAGTCAGGAGTAAACTCAGATAAAGAGCTTGGTAGTGATCTTTTAGCTTGATCTAAGTCGTAAAAGTATTGCTCAAATATTTCCATCTGAGCTTGTCTGGCGAATAGGTTAAACTCTTGAGGCGTAATATAACCTCGCTGTTCTTTGTTAGCTAATGCTAACACTGTTTGATATACTGTGTCTACGTTTGCAAATTGCGCCATTATGTTTTATTTTTATAGTTAAGCAACCACCCCGGAGAGTGGCTGCTCTACCATAAGATGATTACGCGTTTAATCGCTTTTCTATGTTGGAGTATATCTCCATTCCTTCATCTGTTTTAAACCACGCGGCTAAAGCAGAGTATGGGTGTTCATCAAACGGAACTGTCATTAGTTTTCTATCGTTAGATCCCCAACTAAACGTTCTTTGGTCTGATGATAATTTAATAATTCCAAGTTCGCTCGCTTTAATACCAAAGTTTCTAAGCTGAACGTTGTCATCGTTTACTAGCTCTAAGAATAAAACAGGATTTCTTTTAGCGTATAATAGCAAATCTCTTTTAAGTTCCTTAGAACTCATCTTAGATACTTTAGAGCCAAGCTCTACACGCATTACAGCTTCAGCCATGTCAATTTCTAAGCTTTGAGCTGCGTTTAGTGCTTCGATTTCTATCTCTATCATCTCAACCTCGTTGCCAGCAATAGCGGCAGGCTTGTGTTCGTAGAAAATCTTATCTCTTTGTGGGTGATATAAAGATAAAAGCTTTTGAAGTACAGTTTTATTTTTAGGAACGTTTAAAACTCCATTTCTAAAAATAATGTGCTCTAATCTTTGATCGCCTTTCATTTCATCAACAAATACGGTTCGTTGATTTGAGCAATACTTCAACTCTCTTTCGTAACCTTTTTCTTCGTCAAAATAATAAATATCACTACCTTTTACCAACTTGCTAAGTGGCTTATCGCTGCTTTTAAGCATGTAAAATCTATCTTTTATCTCCCAAGTATCTTTTACTGGTGTTGGTAAAGGTTTTTCTTTTACCTGAACAGTAATTGGTTTCATTTCATTTGTAGCTTTTATTTCTGGCTGTTCTACTTCAGCTTTTTTTGTTTGTTTTTTTGCCATGATATAATATAATAATAATTAAAAAAAAAGAGAGGAGGAGATTATCCTCCCCTCTGTTAATAAAACCGCTTAGTTTAACAAGCAGAAGTTGTTTGCACCTTGAACAATCATACATCTTTCAGATAAGAAGTTCATTGTCATTGCATCTAAGTCAGAAGTAACAGCTCCAACAGATCCTGTAACCCAAGATTTGTTCTTTCTGCTTTCCATATTAGAAGCACGGTAACGTACGTGCAAGAATGGACGCTTAAGGTTTTTACCTAAACCTTGGTCGTACACATTAGATACACCAGCTGGGATAACAACACCACGAATAGCTTCACCACCAGTTGCAGCAGCATTGATGCCGCCTCTAGTTTGCTTGTCGTTTAGGTATTTCCAGTCAGACTTGTAGAAGTCATAAGAACCTCTTCTAAATCCAGAGAAACCTAAGTTTAAAGCCATGTCTTCAGAGTTGTCAAATACACCGTAAGATGTACCACCAGCGCCGTAAGAGTTCATAGAAGCTAGCATATCGTCGATAGCTAGAGACGTAGATCTATTTAAAAACATCATGTTTTCTTCAATAGCTCCGTTTTCGTCAAAAGCAGCTAACATAGCATCAAACTCAGCTAAATCAGTAGCAGCGTTAATGCCAGTAACACCAGATGATTGGTGACCTCTTGAAGTAATTGCTTTGAAAAGACCTTCAGTACCGTGAAGTCCAGTAACGTCATTTGCAGCGCCAAATGCAATACTTGCTTCAGCAGCTTTTTCAGCTTCAATACAAACCATCTCTAAGTAATCGTTGAAACGAGACTTAGTATCGCCAGCAGCTTTTAAGTACCAGTAGTAACCACCTTGTCCGTCTTCACCAGAAACTTCAACCCAACCAATTTGAGCAGCGTCAGATCCAGATACTTCGTACATGTCTTTAACGATGATCGGCTTGTTAGTGAAGCTAGAGAATACAGGCTCGTTAGCAGTCGCTTGATTAGTTGTTCCTTTTGCGAATTCAGAACCAAATACTAAAACTTTGCAAGTGTCATCGCCATCTGCGAAGCCAGCATCATCTAAGTGTTCAAAACCATAAGGAGTAACTGTAAATGCGTCTGTAGTAGCAGCATCAGCAACGCTTACACGCGCAGTGATAGTTTGTCCACCACCAGCAATCAACACCATGTCTCCAACTCTAAGGCCGTGACCTGTAGTTTGTGCAACACCGTCTTGAGTTTTAGCTACCTTCATTGTAGAAGCAGCAGCAGCAGTAATAGTACATTCATAAGATAAGTGTAACCTACCTTGCTCTGACCATACAACTTGATCAGCAGACATAGCTTCTTCAGCACTTACTTGCGCTAAGAATCCTGATATAGTTCTCTGTCCGAAAACTTCAGCTTCTTCAGCGATTAAGTCTGGAAGATATTGCTGTGCCCACCCACTGTTCTGTAGGTCTAAATAATTTTCCGATCCGATAACCTTTTGAGTATAGTCTTTACCAGTCGGAGTAAAACTTGAAATTGCCATTTTTAATTTATTTTAAATGGGTTAATAATTTATTTTCGTTTATTAATTTTAAACTTAAAATCAGAAGAACTTTCACCTACTACTCTAACCTTCACTCCGCTAGTATTGATCTCTCCACCGTGTTCTTGGCGAGGATTCATGCTAACGTTTTTAGATTTAGCAACACTATCTTTTAAAGCGTCAGCTTTGCCTTGCTCATAAAAATGCTGTGCTATAGCATCTGGGTTCATAGCTGTGTATAAAGATTTGTGATAACCTTTAGCATCAGAGATTGTATTGTCTTCGTTCAAAAACTTTTTGATGAAGTTGTTAATATCACTCTGCGTTTCTTTAACCGACTCTTTGTTCTTAACATTAAACCTATACTTTTTATCACCGACGTTGTATTCAAAACCTTTGAACTTGTCGTTGAAAAGATTATCAGTTTTTTGTTTAAAAGTACTGAGTCGCTTTTCAGCTACTTTTTTGGACTCTTCCGACTCCTTGTTATACCTGTTGAAAAAATTGATAGCCTTTTGTTGTTCTGTTGTTAACCTTGAGCCATTTTTAATTTCATCATAGTAGTTGGATTTTACACTCTCCAAGTGGTTCTTTGCCTGAGCAACTTGCTCCTTCAAAGCTAATTTCTTTCTTCTTATATCTCTATCCTCGTCCATCTCTTCGTCAAAAGAAAACTGATCTTCCATCATGAAGTCTATTTCTTCTGCATTTAAATGAGGTTTAGTTTGCTTATAATATTCTCTTAGAAGAGTTAAGTTATCTAAACCAGAGTAATCTCTGTTTAAGTTGACATAATCTTCTAGTGTACCGCCAGTGTCATTCATAAAGTCAACTAACTTTTGAATATTTTCTGGTAGTGGCTGACCAGTAGCTTCAGCTTCTTCTACAGCTTCTTCTACTTCATCAACTAACTCTTTCAAAGCCTCATTCGGCTCTTCATCGGTAATTTCTTCTAGTGCTGGAGCTTCTTGTGTTTCGCTTTCCTCCTGTACTTCTTTTTGTTCCGGTGCGGGCTCGTCAGCTCCGTCATTTTCAATTTGTTCTTGTTCATCAGTAGAATCTGTTGGCGGTTTGCTTAAGTCTACCTTAAAGACGCTATCGTCGTCAGCAGAGCTAAACTTACTTTCTTCAACTGTCTCTACAGCCTGTTCTTGTGTAGTCTCTTCGACTACGTTTTCGTTTTCTTCCATAATATAAAATATAAATTAGTAATTTATCTAGGATCGTAACCACCTAAATTAAATCCACTTCCAATAGTATCATTACCTGATGACTCAAAGTTTTTAGGTGGTTTACCTGACTTTCTTTGATCTATAAGCTCTGATTGTTGTGAAGCTTGAATTTTAGTTCTATTGTCTTTACGATCTTCTTTTTCTTTTTCTCTATTCGTCAACGTTTGGTTATCCATAGCTCTAAGCTGCATGTTGTATTGAAACTCTTGAGCCATAAGCCTTTCTTTAATGACAGACTCTGCTTGTAATTTTTGAGCGTCAAGTTGAGCTTGCATTTGAGCTAGCTGAGCTTCAGCTTGTTTAAGAGCCTGTTGCTTTTGCACTTCCATTTGAGCAGATGCTTGTTGTTGTTGTATATTAGCTTGAGACTGCGCTTGAATGTTTTGTTGTTGTATTTGCTGGTCTTTCTGCATCTTCTTCTTTCTACGTATTTTAAGAAGTTGATTTGCTAACTTAATATTCTTTATTTCTCTTAAATCAATAACATCTTCTAAGTCTATAGTCTGTTGAGCTAAAGCTTGTTGTATGTTGTTTTCTAGCTTAGCTTGCTCTTCTTCGTCTGGAGCTAAATCTAAAAATATACCAAAGTCATACAAGTGTAGGTTGCTCATTTCTTCTAACGTAGCTACATTGTGCACTCCAATACTTTGAATAAAAGCGTCTTTAGTAGGCGAATACTCTATTATATCAGATATTCTTAAAGACAAAGCTTCAGCTACTTCAGTCGTTAAATACAAACCAGAGTTTAATATATGCCTAGTTGCGGTGTTTGAGTTTGCTGCAGCCATTTTTTGAACGCCAACCAAAGCTCTTTCATCCGGCGTGCTACCATCTCTAGCTTCGTTAAGACCTGTAGTGTCACGTATCATTTGTAAGTAATAGTTGTAATTACCTATTAACGCTTGTATTTTATTACCGCCAGATCCAGACGTAATTTCTTGAATAGGTACTTTACCTGGATTCATATCACCTTCTGAAGTAAAGCTTCTTCCAATAACACTACCTGTTTGAAAGAACATGTTTAAAGCTTCTTGTGGGCTGTAGTTGGTTCCATTGCCTAAGTCTATTTCAGCTAAACCATCAGCGTCAAGATAAACACCATCCGGAACCATCTTAGACATTACTTGTTGTAACTTTAAGTGCGTAAGCTGTATCATATCAGCAAAACCTGTAATACGCTTAACTAAAGACTCTATTCTACCTTTATACATTCTAGGAGCTACAATACTATAGTTCATTTTAACTTTAGTAAAATCGCTCTTAGGTCTCATCATGTTTTTAGACATCTCCCACTTAATAAGCTTATCTGTGCCTAAAACCATAGCGCCTTCATATAGACACTCTATTGATCTTTGTAGTTTAGAGAAGTTTTCAGCTTCTTCAGGTGGATTAAAGTTATCGTCTTTTTCTATAGCTTTATCAGCACCGCTGCCTGTTTCTTTTATTTTGTAAACTTCGTTCATGTACGTCTTGTAGTTAAAGTACAAAACTTGAACTTTGTTGTTGTCTTCACGGCTAAAGCCTCTACTTCTATTTCTGTTTGATGAAGTATCAGTTCCAGCTTGTTGTATCTCTTCTAAGTCAGACTGCTCTAAGTGAGGAAACTGCTTAACTAATTCGTTTATGGGTATTTCTTTAACTTCACCAACATAGTATATATCATCAAAATACGGCGACTCAGTATAAGAGTAAACTAAATCAGCTGGATCAACATAATCTATAGTAACGCCTTCAGACGTGTTGAAACTAGTTTTTACAGCGCCAATACCTAATACAGTTAGATCGTAAAAAAATTGCTTTTTAATTAAATCGTACTTGTTGCCTTCCATTAAAACTTTTATAGCTTGCTCTTCAGCTATTTCTACGGCTTGCTTGTAAGTTAGCTGCATGTGAAGCTCTAGCTCTTCTTGTGTCTGTGGTAAAGTTTCAGGATCGTTTTCATACAAATTCATGCCAAACTCTTCAGCCGCAAAGTCATTCATTTCTTTAGCTGCCATATCACCAAGTATACTTTCCATATACTCTGTTCGTTTAGCAACGCCATTAGGATCTTGAGAGTACGCTTTAATATCGTACACGCGTTCTGCTATACCGTTAACCACAATATCTACAAACTTAGGTATAATTGGTACTGGCGTCCAATCTAAGTTCAGGTAAGATAAGTCTCCGTTTATAGACAACTCATCTTTGTATTTTTTTATTGACTGTTCACCTCTAGCATAAAGCCTTAGTCTGTGAAAATCATTCTGATAGTCTTCGTACCTGTGACTACCACTGTTATCATTAAACCATTCTGATTCAATAGCCTTAGCCACCTTTAAACCGTATTCATAACTTATTTTTTCAGCGTCGCTAACGACTTGACTTGGAAAATAATTGTTTACAACAGACTCTGCCATATTTTTATTTTATTATTTTTGATGTGTTACCAGTGTTAGTATATCTTGATATGTTAAGGTTTAATGCTGGTTTTTTTATGTCAGCGTGAGGCTTGTATAAGTGCCGGTTGCAAGCCATTATAGCCAAGCCAGAACTTATTGCAGCATCAAACTTTGTACGTTTATTTATATCAAACCTACTCCATTCATTCAGCGTTTGGTTAAAGTATACGTTTCCGTAATTACCATCACCTTTGTGGCCTACGTGGTCTTGTATATACATTTCTATTGCCGCGGCGTGAGCTTGCTTTATATCTTCACTAGAGTTTGGTATACCACCAACTTCTTTTTCTGCCACGGACAACTTGTTCCATGTTTTGTCTGGTCTATTCATGCTAAAACCTCTATATCCTCTACGCTTTAAATAGTAAAGCAATCTAGGTTTATTGTTCTCAGCGAGCAATGGCATACCATAAAATACTAAAGCCATTAACACGTCTTCAAAAAATATTTCAGCGGTTTGTGGTCTTGCAATGTATTCTAAGAACATATGATTTGGCGGAGCGTCTTCCATTGAAAACTTTGTTAAACCGTGCAAAGCACCTTTAGATCCTTTACCGTCTACCGTTCCACTAATATCGTAGCTATCACACCCAAAAGCACCAACATGCTCATTACCCGGGTGTTTAACTCCGTTCTTTGTTATAACTCTATTCTGAAGGTTTACTGGTGGAACCCAACTAATGTTGAACCTACCTTTTGGATCTGGATAAAAAACTACTTTTGTATCTTTTACTCCGTTCACCCATTGGAAATTACCCGTGTTAACTACAGAGCTATTTCTAATGCCTTCATTGTAATCTATCTGTTCGTATATCTTAACTAAGTTAAATATACTGTTTTTCGCTTCATCTCTGAAAGCGTGTTCTTCTGTTCTAGGAAACTGACGGTAAAATTCATTTAAACCATCTTGATCTCCTTTTAATCCATCAGCTTCGTTTTCCCAGTGCTCAATAATACCTATGTCTATTAGTTCACCATCGGGTCCACAAACGTCGCGTCCGGGAGTATTAAACACAGGTGCTCCAAATTCATCAATGAATCCTTCATAGTTCCATTCCATTGGGATAAACATAGAGTATAAACCAGAACGTGTTTGACCATTTCTATTTCTTTGTGTTACATCGCTGTCTTGATATAACTTTTTAAAATTATCGCCACCTTTGTCTAAGGCGTTGCTTGTTGAACCCATCATACACTTTCCAACTATTCTAGAACCTAGTCTAAGACAAGTTTTTGTAACCCGCCAGTTGTTTAGTATATTGTCAGGCCTTTCCCACTTGCCACTTTCGTCGTGTACAAGTAAAGAAAGTTTTTCACCATCATAACTGTTGTCACCAGTGTTCTTCCAGTCAATCGTAGTGTCTAGACCTTTTATATCTTCTAGTTTTTCGTTTACCTCTATTTTCTTACGAGTAAACTTACTCGCCGGCACACGGTACGCTAGCTCAGACTTAGGTCTGTCCATACCATCTTGTATTGGCTTAAAGAAAAAAGGATAATTTATTGATATAGGCACAACCTTGTCAGTAAACATCTTTTTTGCATCAGCCCCACTTTTGGATAGTATTCCATATCTACTATCACTCGATATTGTAGCTAAGTTAACGGTTTCAGCAGAGCTCATAAAAGAAAAGCCAGAACGTCTGTTTTTAAGGTAACACATGCCGTAGCATCTTTTGTCAGCTTTACAAGCTTCCCAAAATATAAAAAACAATCTATTAGCTTCACGAAAGTCTGGCGCACCAACGTCTATTTTCGACCATTGGAGGTACATATAGTGAGCTCCTGTAAGATAAGTTGAAACACTATCGTTTTGAAACCAAAAACCTTCATCTCTTCTTTTGAATTCTTCATCTATATAATCGTACCATTGTTCTTTTTGCTCTTCAGGGTAAGCTCTCCAGTCAAATATATTTTTTATTTTTTCTAAAGGCTTAGGATATTCTATTTTACGCCATTTTTTTTCGTCGTTAGTGTAAACGTTACTAGGCGCTTTTGGTAAAGCAATTTTTAAGTTTTGAATCTCGTATATATCACCTATTTGGCCAGTCTTTGATATAACAACAACATCGTGCTCGTTGTCATACCCATACCTCCACTTTCTACCTTTATTAAGTCTACTGATTGTAGTTTTCTTAATAGGCTCAATTATACTATATAGTGTTTGCTCGTAACTCATTTAGATCTTCCTTCAGCAAATCCTTTAAACACTCGCTCTTCTTTCTTCTCAGATTCTTTTCCACTGAGCATCGCCTCTTCCTCTTGTATTCTGTTAAGTATTTCAAATGCATCAAATATAGCGAGTTTCTTCGTTGCGGCGGCGTTTTTAAGTCTGTCAGCAGTAATATCATCACCACTATCAACGATAGCCTCTTTAGCCACCTTGATGAGCTCTTCAACGGCCTTATGCCCAGCTTGGATTATACTCTTCTTCGTCTCCTTGATATTCATATTTAATTGTAATAAAACTAGATAGCACTCTATAAAGTCTTTCTCCTTCTATGATAAACTCGTATTTAGAGTTTGGCCTTACGCCTACAAGATCACCTAAGTCTACAGTTCCATCTGTATACCTAACTATACCTACTAAAGGTCTTTCAGAGTCAGTGTTATACTTGTCAATAGCTTTAATAGGCTTTACAAAGCAATAGCCTTTTGGAGTTGTATATTTGTTATTTCTTTTAATTAAAAATATTTGATCTATAGAAACAACGTATGTATGCTCGTCTATGAAGCTTCTACTATTTTTTTCTCTACCCTTAACATCGTGCCATCTTCTAAAAACGTTGTGATGAACTATAACCTCATCTCCAACCTTAATATCTGTTTTCCCAACTGTTGGTACAGCTAAAACTTTAGCTAACCTATTAACGTGTTGATGGTTAAATATCTCACTGTTAACTATTAAGTTTTTATCGCCAACCTTCTTAACGTTGTTGTATCTTTGACCAACAGGCGTTATAACAAAGTCATAGACACTTTTCATTAATATTGAAGGTTATATTCAATTGAAACAGCCATGTTTTTATTAAAGTCTTTCCAAGGCAGTACGTCGTTACCTTTTCTAATATAGATAGAAAACTTATCATCTTCTTCGATTATGTCACAGATAGTATGCCCTCCATAGACCTCTTGGCCTACGGAGTAATGCATAGCATCTATTTTATAATCTTTACCTATTGTAATTTTACGAATCAGCTTGCTCATCTTCCTCGTATTTTATAGTACCATCTTGAATAGCAATATTACACGTGCCATACTCTTCTTCAAGAGACTGCTGAAGCTCTTTTATAGCGGCTTGCATTTGTTCTGCTTGATGAAGTATTTGATGTTTTTGAACTTCTAGTCTACCTAAGTTAGCGTGACTTTCGTTTATTGCAGAGACAATACCTTGTAGTTTAGCCAGCTGCTCATCATTGATTTTACTTGGCCTAAGGTCTTTAACCTTGGCCGTCTTTCTTTTTGCCATAATTTAATTTGATTTAAGTTAATTGTTAATTGTTAATATTCAAAGCCAAGTCTAAGGCTTATTGGGTTAACTGGCCCAAATTCAAAGTTGTTAGCTATAGCTGGAGAAGAATCTACAACAATACTATTAGCGCCTAAAGATTGCACTGTCATGTCAGCTGATTTAGTACCGTCAGTAGTCGCGTTTGAAGCATATATTACATCTCCAACTGCAAATATTTCTCTAGGATCTACGGCATCTACTGGTATAGTCAAAACGTCAGCATCGTGACCATCAGCGTCGTTGACTAAGACCCCTGTGCCAAAATCAAAAACAGCTTCAGCAATACCGGCCACATATATAGTTTGATACCCAGGATTATCATTAACAAGCTCTCCATCTAAAATTAAATCAGGATAAACTGCTGTAGGCGTGGTGGTTGAGTAGTTTTTTCCTAAAAGGCTGTATACTACAAAGCTATCAAGAACAGAATCCGCTTGCTCACCCATATCAACGTTGAAAAATCCTTGAATATAATCTCTAGCTAAAATAGCTTTTTGTTTGTTCATAGTGTCGTTAGGACTTCCTATAGAAGGTGGAGCTACATTATTTATTGATTTTGCAAATATTAAGCTAAAAAGCTCTCCACCTTGAGCAGCGCCGTTTGTTCCTAAAATGTAGCCAGAAATATCTTTTAGTTTTACGGTTCCTTTAGGTATTTCTACAGCTATCCAATCAAAAAGTATATCTCCAGCGGCAAAGGCAGCTTTTGATTTTACCGTAGGCTTTATTTCTCCTGTTTTGTAATTTCCTTTCATTTTTATTTATTTACTTGTTCGTTTTTCTTTGAACTTCCACCGAAGAAGAAGTCTATTATTGTATTTACTTTAGCACTCATTGCACCAAAGATGCTTGATATAAAACTTATTTCAAATTCACCAAGATCTATACTCTTAGTTACAAAATAATTGAACATTATAAATGTTATGCCAAAATATGCTACAGTAAATAACGTTGCTAGAACCTTTTGAATAACAGCATCGTCTTTATACATATCTCTTGCAGACTTGCGATCTTCGACCTCTTTTGCAAACGCTTCCTTTTCTGCTTCCAAGAGTAGCTTCTTAAGAGCCAGCTTTGCTTGATCTCTTTCTTTATCTGTCGTGATAACTTTGTCGAGTATTCCTTCTGCATTGTCTAAGACTTTACCTAAAAGCCCTCCCATTATATTCTGTATCATATTAGTGCTCGTTTCCGTTGTTAGCGTCATCTTCCCAAGGAAAGCCACCGTCACCAGCTTCTTTCCATTGACCATCAACCTTAATCATATCTTTACCGTTGATAGTTTCACGCATAAACGTTTCTCCATTAAATTTTATATAGTTGTCACCATAAGCCAACTTGCCAGTACGCATGTCAGTAGCATGTCTCATCTCGTGGTTAATAACTTGTCTTTCTTCAGCGCTACCAGGAACTATCTTGTTACTAATATATATAGATCCGTCCATGTTAGCTTCGCCTAGTATGCCTTGTTCTAGGTTTTTTCTAATAACTGGAGTTCCTGGAACAGACACATCACTTTCTCCGCCTTCTTTACCAAACTTCATTTTTTTAGTAACCTGGCCTGATGATGCTATTGGTCTTTTTCCTTTTCCTAGTTTGAACCCCATTATCTATCTTTATCTTTTATCATATCGTCTATCGCCTTGTTAAAGACTTTATCAGTATATGTTTTATTATCGTAAAATACACTTCTTTCAGATGTTGGCATATCTTCTTCGCCAAGTAGTATTCTGTATATTCTACTTATTAATTGCTGGCATTTAAACGATGTTTTAAATACTGAGTATTTTATCGTTGTTCTATTCCTGTGTCTCCACACTTCAATCCAGCCTAACTTTCTTAGTTTATCCCACCGAGTTTTATCCCAGCTCATGGTATAAGTACCATCTATAAATTCTTGTCTAGTAAACCGTTTCTTGCAATCTAAATATATTAGCAGTTCAAGATCGGCATCTGTTAACCCGTAAGTCTTACAAGCCCACTTTCTAGTGAGCCTGTAATACTTAAGGATTTGTAATTCACGTAAATCGTGACTAGTTAATCTCAATCGCTACTAAGATTGTAATGTAACTGCTACAGAAGTTATAGACTTGTGACAGAATTCACCAGCAGCATCATCCGCCACCATTACAACACCGTTTCCTATTCCGTTAGCTTGTTTTAGTATCGCCAACATAACAGCTCTTTCTTCTCCAGATGTTACTGATAGAACAACCTCGTCAGCATCTAAATCTGCAGTACCACCAGCAACGTTAGCAAAGTGTAGCGTTACAGTAGTATCGGCTGTTACGATTCCGTTTAGTTTTCTAGAGTTGTAAGCGTAAGCTACGCTCGTTGAGTCTACAAATAAAAAGTAATTTTCCATTTTTTTTGTTTTTAATAATTAATAATTTGTTTGTCGTTTTAAGTTTTACGGACTATAGTTTATGGTTTTGGTTTAATCAATTAATACCACGTCACGTGATTGTATGACTTGGTATAATTTATCGTTATACTGAACTCCGTGTCCAGCGTGTTTATCGTAGTAAACTACGTCTTTGTCTTCTATTCCTTCAACTAAGTTGCCAGTTGAAATAACATTAGCTTTTATATACCTGTTGTCTTCGTCGATGTCTTCTGTTAATATTAGACCTGCGACTTTCTTAGGTTCAGCTTTTATGTTCTCTACTACTATGTAATTATTTACTGCTTTCATCAACTCTAATATTTGAAATTACACAATCGGCAGATATAATAGTAGTTACAACAGATACCGCGTTTTTAAGCGCAGACTTAGTTACAAGTACAGGATCAATAATGCCTTCTTTAATCATATCAGCTTCTTCACCAGTTACTACGTTAACGCCTATGCCTTCACCTTTAGGTAAGCCTAATGTTTCAAAGCCCGCGTTATTTAATATAGTAACAAATGGCGCTTTAATAGATTCTAATAAAAGCTCTTCACCTACGTTAGTAGGTTCGATTTTCATAGAAGCGTTAAGGAGGGCAACGCCGCCCCCTGGCACTATACCTTCTTTTAATGCAGCTTTCGTAGCGTAAATCGCATCTTCGACCCTATCTTTCTTTTCTTTAAGTTCCACTTTTGAGTTTGCCCCAACGCGGATAATTCCAACACTACCTGATAGCATAGACAATCTTTCTTCCAGTTTCTTTTTAATGAAACCATTTTTTTCGTCAGCAACAAGTTTTGCGACTTGATCAATTCTTTCTGATACATCTTCGTGTAAGTCTTCTATAGTAGTTATAACAGTGTTTCTATCATCTGTAGCTGAGTATTCAGCTTCTCCTAGTATATCTAGACTTATACCGTCTAAATCATCTCCTAGCTCTTCATTTACAACTTTAGCTCCTGTAAGAACAGCTAGATCTTTACACGTGTCGTTTTTAGTAGGTCCAAATCCAGGTAGATCAATAATGTTAATTTTGATGTTACCTTTAACTTTATTCATTAAAAGCGCCGATTTTACTTGCTGTGACACTTTAGCCACTATAAGTAAAGATCGGTTATTCTTTATAACGTGCTCTAGTATAGTTTGTATCTTACGTATATTAGGTATCTCAGACATACAAATAAGCACTAGAGGATTATCAAGCTCAGCCTTCTGCTTGTCAGTGTTAGTGACAAAGTGAGGCGAAGTAAGACCACACTCTTTTAATTGTACCCCGTCAACTACATCTACGTAAGTTTCTTCAGTGTCTGACTCTTCCATAAGCACTATACCATCTTTTCCTACTTGATTGTAAGCATCAGATATGATACTACCAAGCTCTGCGTCATTGTTACAGCTAATAGCACTAACAGATTTAAGCATATCACCTTCAATAGCAACAGCTACACTGTCTAAGTACTCGTTTATCTTGTCTAAACCAGACTTGATACCATTTTTTATTTCTCGTGTTGTAGCTTTGTTGTCAGAACTGACTTGCTTTAGCAGTGATTCAGCTAGCACGGTAGCAGTGGTTGTTCCATCGCCAGCTTCTCTAACTGTATTTCGGGCTGCTTCTTTGATTAAAGTTGCGCCCATGTTTTCAACCGGGTCATATAAGACTACGCTTTCCGCAACGGTTACACCATCTTTTGTTATGACCGGATTACCTCTGGCATCTTCGTATATTACGCATTTACCAGAGGCTCCTAAGGTTGATTTCACGGCTTTTGCTAGCTTTTCAACGCCAGCAACCACTTTTTTATTGGCATCTTGGCCAAAAGTAAGATCTTTAACGATCTCACTAGGTAGATTATACTCCATTATTTGATTAAATTAAATTAAAATAGTTTTATAAGTCCAGCTATCGCAATATAGTACACAAAAGCTGTAAAAAGTAGCCCTAACCAACCGGCTAAAGCTACTAGTAGTAGTTTAAGTCTACTCACTTTTAAAAGTTTTAACAACCTTTGGTCCTTTTGTAGCCTCTACTTTTTTGGTAAAATGCTCAACTGAACCGTCTATTGCTTGTTCTGCACCTTCTAGCGTCTCTCGACGTGTTACATCGTGCCAATTATCATTATCTGGGTTTGAAACCTCTGTTTGGTAATAACCATTTGGCAGTTGTGTTATCCTCCAGTTCTCTTTATTGGATAAATGTTGCCATTGCTTCTTGGTTTTCTCGTTTGCTTTCATTTCGCCACCAGTTGTACTGGTAGTCTGGTAATATAGGTACGTCATTTTAATTTGGTTTTAGGTTAATAACGTGGTTAACGGTCTTTCCGTTAAATTTATCCTCTACAAGATGGACATATACTCTTACATCCTGGACAAGGTTTATTGCTTTTCATTTTTTTGTTGTCATACATCTTAGCAGGTGAAGCTATAATCTTAGCTTTTAACTCTTCTGGTAGTCTATGCTGATTACCTATTAAGGCTTTCATCATCGGAGACTTACCTTTCATTTTGTAGCAGCTTCTTTTTTCAGCTGGGCTTTTCTTTCCGTACATGTTACTTTATTTTGTATTTTCCTAGTAATCTATTTAAGACACCTGGGTGATCTTCTCTATATGTTTTACGCGCAGACTTGTCGTGAGCTCTAGATTCTTTACGCTCATCTTTACGTCTTTTGCGAGCTTCTTTCTTGTCTTCGTCACCGAACCCAGAAAAACCTTTCATTTTAAATCCACTCTTTTTATACATGTCTATGATCTTTCGCCGTGTTTCCACACGTTTCTATTATTACTTGTACTCATCTTAACTATAGATCCATCTGACTTGTGATGCAGATCGTATTCAGATGATTGACCTATTCTTTGGTTCTCTGCTTTACGCTTTCTACGCTTAGGAGTCATAGCTGCTGCTTTGTCTCTACGCTTCTTAGCTGCTGCCGCTTTAGGCGATAGCTTTTGCTTTAGTTTTATCGGTGAACCACTCATAGGTATATTATTACATAGTACATAAAATAGTTAAAAGTGTGACACTTGCCTGTTACTAAAGAAACCTTAATAGGCTAATGTCACTATAAAAAAAACATATTGTAAATATTGGGGTGTAGTGTAGCCCCTACCCCTCTAGGTGGCCCCGCCTAAATGGAAAGTCGTTTATATATTACTAGCCCCCTTGCGTTTTTTGACATTTCCGCCAGCGTTTACGCGTTACGGCGCGCGTCAGCGTCGCTGTATAGCATTTGCACAAACTTACCACGATACTATCTAGATAATACTATTGTAACTATTATTTAATGTACTGCACGCTGCACAAAGTCTATACGACTTACATCAGATAATATAAATGTAAATAAATAAATTATTATAAACTTAAATTAAATTAATTATGTCAGTATTAAATTCAAAAAGATTCGTAATGCGTAAATCATTAATCGGAAACAACACAATCATTACATTTACGAATAAGAAAAATGAAACGTATACTTATGATCATGACGCGGTATACTCAGCGAATCAAGAAAAACTTAACAACATGGACTGTTGGCACAAGTACGGTAATTACACGAACAGTAATAACTTACCAACGTGGGCACGTGAACATCAAGTGGAGACTAAATAGTCTTCATTTGATTCATTAACCTAACTAAACTAAACCATGCTTTATCTACACATTGCTTTATTGATACTGATCATTGCAACATGCAATCAGTAGCTGCCTCGCAGCAACGCCGCTTGCGGTGTATAGCACGAAGTGTATAGCACCTGCACCTGCACAAACTGTTTACGACTACCTTCAGATAATAAAACTGTAACTGATAATAATAATGACAGTTACTTACTGAGTAATAATGAGTGCACAAACTCAACACGACTAAGTAAAGATAATAATAACGTAACCAATTAAATTAAATACTATGACTACTAAAAGATTTGTAATCAGAAAGTCTCTAATCGGAGCAAACCAAGTAATAACGTTTACTAACAAGAAAGGTGTTTCTTACACTTATAACCACGACGACATCTACTCTAAATTCCAAGAAAGATTCGAAAGTATGGAGTGTTTCCAAAAGTATGGTAACTACACGAATAGTAATGCGGTGCCTGCCTTCGCTCGTGACTTGTCAGAAATCAAGTAACATAAAACAGTGACAATAGGTAGTTACTATTAATAACTTAACTACCTTATGTCACACTTTTCAAAAGTAATTATCATTACTCATAGAGAGATGGTGTACTACTACTCACAATGGTAATTTATCACCTAAACAATATAACTACTTTTGTACAAACTGAATAAGTCCACTTTCAGATAATATAAATGAACTTAATAATAATAATATGACTCAAGAAATAGTAGAGAGAATAATAGATGAAACAGTAGATACTATAATAGATAGTATAGATGAAAAGACAGTAGATTACATGTTTGAATATGGTAACTATGAAGAAACAGATAATCAATTTTTAGAAGACCTACAGGTGTTTAAAAAAGAAATAATAACAGAATTATATAACAGAATAAATAAGGAATAAGATATGACTAAATTTAACTTCAAACTAATTTCCAATGTAGTACTAGATGGTATTGACCACAGAGACTACCCGGACTACTGCGATGCCTTTATAGACAGTGCAGACTATGATGGTAAAGAAATGACTGATGAACAACTCGATGACCTCAATGAAGATTACGAGTTAGTAGGCGAATTAGTGTGGGATAATCTACACTAA